TGGAAATCGAAATAGTCACCCGGGTATGGATAACATATCTCTCCTATAAAAGACGAAATAGAAATAAAAATTTCAGTGCCCACGGTAAAAGGGCACTTATAAAAACAAACTATAGTCTATCATAGAAGATACCCCTAACGGGGAAAGTTTTTCTACCTTAGGTAAAACTTTAATACTGTCTCGACCAGTATTTCATAAAACTAGAGCTTATTTATTCACCCAGCTCAGGGCGTACGTTACTTATTTAGAACTTACACAACGTATAATGTAAGGAAACTTCTCGCGTTTCAAACGCACATTTTTGAAAGTATGTGATAACTAAGAAAATGTAGTCTTATATAAAATAGGGGGACCCTTATAATATAAAAATTGGAAATCGTCTCCAACGGCTTTTAAAGACAACATCTTCTCTGTCTCATCTCCTACGGACAATCCTTGCACAATTAAACCAGTACCAGAATTAGCTTGAGTATTAAAACTCGTAACAAATTGCCAGTGCTTCTGGTAAGACCAAGGATTGCTAACTTCTGGGACTTCTGCTGATCCAACACATGCAGCTGAAGCTCCAAAATTAGCAGGAACCTCCAACTTAGCGAATACAGCACCTTGAATAAAATTACCAAAAATCTTGTTAATATTACCATCATTCACGGCACCAGTGCCTGAATTATAATTAGTAACATCATTAAAACCACGAATAATGAACTTATTGCTGTTAACACCAGAAATTGGTATAAGTTTAGTTTTAATACTTCCTCTCCATCCGACGAAACTAGGTCCAAACCAAGTAATCGCTGAATGAGGCCCACCATCATTCAAAACTAAAGCGGATCCCGTGCCATTAACAGAATAACCTGGCTGAGACGGATAATCACGTAAACAGGTATAAGAGTAACTAGGACCAGCACCTGTTAAAGGCAAAGTAACTATTCTTTCAACTTGATAACGTTTTAGTAACTGTCTTATAGACAGAATTCTTTCAGTGGCAAAGGCTACAGTAGCGGGATAATCATCCGCATCTGCAGCCGTGCCACTGGTACCATAATATCTATAACCTGTATTAGTTGGTGGAGCATCAGGAGAATCAGTTGGCATAAAAGTAATCTGCTCAGTAGCATTACGCGTACCCAACATGGTAGGATTAATTAATTCAAAATCATCGCCCGCTTTCACATAAAGTAAGATTGGTACAGTTGTAGCAACTGATCCGGCTCGTACTTTATTAAGAACTTTAAACAATAGAGAAGGAGTATCGTTAGCAGTATGTCCAATTAATAAACCCGCGTTCTGCGTGTTTGCATAAATATCGGTATTAGCGAAAGGTAACGTTAAATCAATCTCACATCCATCAGATAAATCTACTATCCAATTCATCGTATTGTTAGTAGCATCAGTAGGATATGTAGTGGATCCTGATGGGTCATAAAATATCTGCATACGTCCAGTATGAAACTTAGAAACACAGAATTTCACTCTAACTACAATAGAACCTCGATAATTATTGAATAGACTAGATACATAACCTAAATTCGTTTGAGCACAAGGATAAGTGCCCGTATAACCGAAATTAGGTCCTACTCTATAAGCAATCAATTCGGCATCTACCCCATCAGTATCTGACCAATTAAAATTGGTAGCTAAAGACCATCTGCTAATTATATTATGGATTATTAACTCATCATCAGCAGGTAAACCAAAGGCAGCAGGATCCATAATAGTCTGGGCAGTTTTAGAAAAAGTGAGACTAGTACAAGTATCTAGTCCCTCAGTATTAACTAAGTTACCAGCACCGTGATTAATAACAGTAATAGCATCCACAGTAGATAGAGGTTTAGAAAAACCAAACCAAGCAGCTACTTTTGAACCTAATAAGGCAGCTTGACCAAATGAAGTCATATAAGGACCTATTACAGGTGCCTTAACCAACATATTTGATATATCACTAACCGTTTTCAATGGTTTAGAAATAATACCTTTATATTCTCCTGAAGTAGGGTGAAAGGCTTTAACATAAGTGTTAAGAGACAATTCAGGCTTAATCATACAAGCATAAATGGTAATATCACAATACTGATCTACACCACTAGCAGCAGCACTTGCTAAAGGAGTAAACGGTAATAATCTCAGAATACCAAAGGATGGCTCAATAGCTGTAATATCTAAATGAGTAGGCAAGAATTCAGGAACACATATTTCCTGAACTTGATTTTGAGAGGGATCTATCTCAAAGAAACAAGGTAGTGTACTAAGACGCTTTGCTGAGGTGAGAGAAAAGTTAGTATCAAAAGTATCTACAGTTTCGTGTGGCCACCATGCCACTCCCAAACGACCGTATAAATACGGTGTTCCATTAGAAACTACAATAATTCTTAGACCTCCTGTTTTAAGGTATTTGAAATTACTTAATTTCCTAGCCACTGCTACATTCGTAAGAAAGGCAGTCAAAGGATCAAAATTGGTCCCTAAACCACCTACATTCCATGAATATGTACCTATTTTAACCGGTCTCTTAAGGAACTCAACGAGCTCCATGTCGACCTTGGAAGACATATAGGTATCATTCGGAATCGGTGTAGTAATAACATCAGTGGCTTGTGTATCTTTAAAAGTTGCTATACCTCCTTCGACAGATACGGTGTCAGAAGGGGTTGTGTTCATATCTAAACTGGCTATTCTTTGTTCGTCTTGCGACTAGACTTAAAGGCGAATAAATCTTTATAGTCTGAGCGCCCCGTGCCATAGGGAAATGAACCCACGTGTGATTCGGCAGGTGTAGAGCCTTCTAATCAGTTAGCGCTTGATCCTGATAGTTACATCCTACACCAATCTTTTATAACGAAAAAGATATACAAAACGGCATACAATTCCTCTAAATAGAGGCGGGACGACATGCTAGCATCCCATTTAGTAGTTTAGAGACAATTTCGGTCTATGAATATTTGGTTAAATAAACTGCACTTGAATAGTACCATTAAGATACTGTTTTTCAAGTTCAGCGTATGTATACCATCTAAGTGCTGATGTACTACCAACAGGACCTATTCCTCGTGATAAATTACCTAACATAGCTAAATTCTGTAAAAATTTAGTCATCTCATTAAATTTATCTTCTCCATGGAACCAATACTGTTTATGTACATCGATTAAATTGGTACACATAACAGCATTCTCCATAGATATGGCACAATCAGTAAAACTTAACTCTTTAAATAGTGATATTTCAGATAATGGACATAAAGTATAATACTCTCCATCAGATAACTTCACTCTCTTGAAACCACGTTTAAGAAACATGACTTCATCAAAAGTAACAAAATCTTTACTATGAGCGGTCTTACTAGCTGGTGTAAAAGTAACACCATACTGTTCTAACTGCTCACTCATATAAGACATTGTAAAAGCTGCTTCATTAGTACCATTGACAGAATCATCTCCTAACACGCGCAGTGTATTACTATGTCGAAAAGGTGTGGTGAAATTACTAAACCACGCTAATCTATAATAACAACTATTAAGGAAACAATTCAAGAAAATGGTTAATAAACATCCTGAAGCTAACGATCTAAGCAATTGGATAATATCTCCGCTACAATTTATATAATAATAAATCATAGCGTCGATAAGATTCAAAGCAATAACTGTAGCATACTCTGGGTATTTAACTTTAATGCAAAGTGTATATATCATGCGTTTAAACATTAATAAAAACATTCGCATTTGTTTCTTATCAAATTTCTTAAAATCGCCATCCATCAAATATTTTCTCTGACGTAAAGCTGTCTCGATCACTCCCCATGATTTACCAAGGGGATTGATACCTATAACAACTTCAAATAAATCAGGGTTAAGGATTATAAGATTCAAGATAGGTTGAAGATATACTTTACATAAAGTAGTATAAACCACGGAAAAGCTCATAAATACTCTAAGAGAAATAGCTTTTGAAGATTTAACAACTTCATCCTTCACATTAGGCTTAGCTATTTGAGGATCTACTACACCACGTAAATAATCTTGCTCCATACGTTTGTAATCAGAAGCCATAGGTTCTTTAAAAATCCATTCGTTATTTTTCATAACTAACCAATCTTTAACAGTCCCTGGATAATTACCTCCTGCTGCAGCATTCTTATTAAGTGCTGTTATACCTTCTGCTCCATTAATAACTTGCGATAATCTAGCAGGACCAGGAATAGTTCCAAAATCAAATACTTCTATTGGTGATATATAATCTTCATAAATCAAGCGCACCATAGATTCAAAAGGTTCCACCACATCTATAGTACTAGCTTGAGCAATACCCACAAGAACATGATTAATCCAACATTTGTTACCTTGATCATCTATAACGATAGAAGGAGCCAAACGAGGAATAATCCATTCATCAGATGATAGATACTCTTCATTATATATAAACCTATTATTTTTCATCAAGTATTGATTAAAAACGGTACGTCTATAAGATGATCTATGAGATGCACCATGATAGGCAACGGTTCCAACATACTCGATAGCTGAATTTTGAAGATGAGGAATTATACTATAACTCGTCAACTCAGTAGTCATATTAGGTATATCTCTAAAGAGTATTTCACATCCCCTTACATAAGATTTTATCTTCGAAGATAATAATGATAATGTAATGGGAGGAAATATTTGAACTAAACTAGTCCCATCATCACTTTTAGCTGATTGGATACCTATGATAGATGACTGATGACCATCAGTTAAAATCACAGGAGCTCCAGACATACCTAAATGTGAGACACCATCAAAGATGAGAGCAACACCAGATGTTATATTATCGTCGGTTCGTAAACTACATACTCCATAATAAGAGCCATTAGTTAATTTCTTGGTTTTACTAACGACGGTGTCATTCTCAAAATCTAGATATTGTATACTTGCCTCAGGAATACTTAATGTTTCTCCTACCAATGGTCTAACATATTGAATAATATTAGCTTTAGGATTAATAGTGGGCAAATAAATAAAAGCTATATCCATATTATCCACGAACCAAACTTGTGTATTTTCAAGTTGTATCACATTAGTAGTAGTAATTCTATCGCGTAAACGTAACTCTATCATGCAAGCAGGTTTCGTAATAAAATCACTTGGAAACACATGCTTCACAGTAACAAAGAAATGTGATCCAACAAAGAAGCCATTGCATTGCTTATCTCCTATTAACATCTTATACATATTTTTATACAGTACTGTACTTAATTTATCATATGTAGTATTGCTTTCTGGTTTCAATAAACCTAAAGAAATAGGAGGAGATGTATAAGACATTCCTCCGCCTATACGAGGATAAACGTACGGTGCTATGGTATCAGGAGGAGGTAATTCAACTTCAACGGCTGCATCGTGCGTTTTTATAAAAGCAGTTGGTTCTAAAAGAACTTGTTTTACTTCTGTGTCTTTATTATCATCATTATTCACCACAATAGGGATATCCTGATTAAATATTGATTGAAGACCAGAAAATAACATAGAAGCAGCTTTAGCAGAAGCCAATACAGCTAATGCCGCAGCAATACCTCTAAGAATCTCACGTCTTTGCATAAAAAATGCAAATGCTTGATCTTCTTTAGCTACTAAATTATCTGATGTATCTACTAATAAATCTAAGATTTTTAATCCCTGATTAATAGTGGATGCTTTACGAACAAATCTCCTAAAGAAATATTTCATAGAATCAGATATATAAGTTTTACTAGATAAAAGACATAACACTGGTAATAAAGTTAATGATACCGTAACTGCCATAACACCTGATGTAGCTTGAAACACAGAATTCTCAGCGGATGTAGAGGTAGTTGATTCCGATAAAGATTCATAATGTTCAGCAGGTTCAGTATGTATATAAGGTGATACATTTACTATCATAGGATGGCATATTCTACAACTAGACTGTCCTGTACTCAATAAAGGTAAATGATGCGGACAGAGGTCTCCAGTCATTATATTATCAACTTGATTTTTATATCGTAAAGAAGCATTCCAGGAGGAAGTCGCTCTATCTGCAAATATATTAAGCATAGTAGTATAATCAACCAAATCTTGTAAACCTTCTTCCTCAACAAAGATCACATCATTCATCCCTATTTTGGTGACTACAGTATCTTTCATAGTTCCTTGAGTATCATATTTTGGATAAGTAACTCTATACAACATTAATTCATTGATATTGCCTGTAGGGGGTAATGTGGCCTTATCTATCTTACGAGATTGTCCAGCACGATACATCTTAGGTACTACCACTTCTACTGTAATATCTATTCTTCTACTGGTGGCATCAGCAAAATTCATGACACTAGGTATACCTAAATCTCGACTATTTGATGTCAAAGTAACAACATTAAAATTGTAAGGAACAGTCCCTTTATCTTCTAATGAGGCTTTATCAGCAAAACATGGCATCAAATTCACTAATTTAATAAGTCGCGTAGTTGATGGTGTAGGATTAAAATTATTTCTAATAGCATTGACATCATCTAATATAACGGCTTTGGTATTACGATGAATTGTATCATCTCTTGTGGCAGTCTCATTTATAGTAGAGATATTCTCTAAAATAACATCTTGAATTCCAGACACATTCAAAGCAATCTTAGTTAATGTAAATACCAAAGAAGATTTACCAGTACCTGGCTCTCCTACTATCAAAAGGACAATAGGAGCTGTACGAATAGTACCGATAGCATTTCTCTGAATAATTTTAGCTTCATATTCATTTAATCTAGCTTCTAACTGATTTAAGGGATTATAACTTTTATCAATAATACCTCTATTTAATTGCGCTACATGTATTGCTGTTTTAAGAGCCTTAATGTCAGCAACTAATACAGCATTAGATTCAGCGTTATAAGTCTCAGATAAAACAACAGAAGTTCTATGTCTAATCTTATCAAAAGAATCATGTAATTCACGAAGTGATTTCTCCATAAAGAAATCCATAAAATTACCTGATTTCCAAAATAATTGACCACCTTCAACTAATTGCTTAATAACATTAATAACACTAACTAAAATACCACTACCCTGGGCAGTAACAAAAGCAAAATTGGTAAACCACTTATTAAAAGATTCTGACCAAAGACCCATAGCAGACATCAAACCAGTAGCACAGATCTCAGATAATAATCTAATACTATCTCGTAATAGGGGTGATTCTAATACTGAACCAGATGTGGCTACATATTTAACAGGTATTAATGATAATGCATAATCTAAGAGCTCTTCTTTATCTAATAATTTATTAAGTAAATAACTAGATGCAGCAGTCATACATTCATAACTAAACGTGGTTATAAGCTTAGGAAATAAAACCTTAATATATAACCACATAGTTGATAAACGTCCTTTAAGCGTTTTATTAGTATAAATGGCTGTCATAAAAGCTAAAAAGTCTGGAAGATTTCTAATCACACTAGATAAATCCGGATCAAAAGATGGTACTAATAACTCAGTACCATTGGCTTTTCGGAATAAATAGTTATGACTCCTAATAAAATCTTGACCAGATATCATACTATAAAAATGGGTAAGACTTCTTAATATCTCTCGTCTATTATGTTCAGTATATCTATGTCTAACGTAATCAAAGTATTCATAGATATGAGACATGAAATAATTAAGAAATCTTCTAACATGATCCCAGCCAATCTGTAATCTAGCTTCAATATCAACATGGAAATTAGGAGGTGGATAAAGTCCAAATAAATGAACATCAGGTAAATAAAATTCTCCACCATCTTTAGATACTAAAAACCTAGTAGCTAATGTTTCTAACCATGCGAAAAAGATAACAACTGAATGCTCCCAATCACCATGAGGATATAAGAGTCCTAACAATAGATCTCCAGTATAAACAGGATTGGTAAGCATTAAGGATCTATCACGTATGATTTCCTCGTAATCATCTGATTCCAACTCATCTTTCGAATAAGCATCTTCTTCAGATACAGTATCTAAACAAGCTCCTCGTAATTTACCTGAAGTAGGTGTAAATTCTTCAGAAAATAAATCCCAAGGATCAAGCTTAGATTCACGCTGTTTATCTATCAATTCGTCATTATACTTACTCAACTTCTTAGCAATAGTTTTCTTAACACTAGCCTTAACTTCAGTCTTAAGAAGGCGTTTAGCATTATCAGCTATTGCGTTATCAACACGTATACTCCTACGTCGTTGATTTTCAACAAAGTTATTAACATTCTTAATATCATAATGTAAATTATCTTTAAATTTCTTCTCTACGGAAGAAATCAATGATAATTTAATAACATCAGCCTGTATTTCATTAACTTTCGGCTCATGTTTTGGCTTACGGTGAGCTACGTATTTAATCTTACTTCGTGTGAACTCTTTAAGGTAAGGTTCGGCACCTTTTGTGATGTTGTTGATGTATTCGTTTCCCTCGAATACTAGGTTACTTTGTGTATTGTTTGCAATGATTTATTTTACGATTATAACCCCTCATTGTGAATTATAAAAGGTAGTATTGTTGGTTGTAATTTAATTACTAGGGGAACGCCCTAGTCTTTTACAGATAGCAAATTACTAACTACTATCTTTCTAAGATAACCAGTTCCCGTTCAGAGGTGTGTTACTACACACACATAAACTTAAAAGGTTTAAATTATCTTCGACATAATTTTGTTATTTTCCTCAATTATGCTCTTGAGGGGATTCATGTGTATAACATGTAATATTAATATGGGTAATTTTTATTTGGGGATTTGGCGACATATTGTCGCCGTACGCTTTATTGGGTTAAACCATATTATAAAGTAAGCGCGGATTACTTTATAATAATTAAAGCGTAAACAGTAAACGTTAATTTTTCCGCGCGTAGCCAGGCTGCGACCGCCTGGTGGCTATGATTATAATACATAAACGACTACTTCTAGAAAGATAATCTAGAGATAGAAGAATATGACGTATAATCATGGTATGAGCGTCGTCATACCGCTAGTGATGGGAGGTTTATTCCTCCC